TGACGCATTACCCAAAGCGGTATTGTCAAACCCAGTAGTATTGTTGCCCATTGCGTCAGCCGCAAAAGCCGCATTAGCATAACCTGTGGTGTTATCTAATAGAGTTTGGTAGCCAAACGCAGTGTTGTAAGCTCCTGTTGTGTTAGAGTATGCAGCCTGATACCCAACAGCGGTGTTGTTGCTGGCGGTGGTGTTGTTCTCCAACGCTGACTGTCCAACCGCTACGTTGTAGCTGCCTGTCGTGTTGTCAAACAAGGTGTCACGACCTAAGCCCGTATTTAATGTGCCTGTTGTTGTATTCCACAAACTTTCTGCACCGATAGCTGTGTTTATGCCTGTTGTTCCAAAACGTAACGCCTGATAACCAAGGGCTGTATTTTTTGGGCCAGTTGTAAGTGAACCACCAGCGTATTGACCAACCGCCGTATTTGAATAGCCAGTCGTATTAGCGTAAAGAGATAGATTCCCAACGGCAGTGTTGTTGCTTGCGGTGGTGTTGGAGTATAAAGCTGTTTCTCCTAATGCCGTATTATTAGCCCCTGTTGAATTAGTATAAAGAGCAGCACGACCAACCGCCACGTTAGATGATGAGGTTGTAATGTTTAAACCAGCATCTTTTCCAAGAACAGTGTTATTATTTCCCGTTGTAACATTTGTTAGCGCAGAAGAGCCAATCCCCGTATTACCAGCACCAGGAGTTGTGGCATCTAAGCTATCAAGCGCCGTATCACCGAGAGCCACGTTATTTGACCCGTCAGGATAATTCCCATCCAGCTTAACAGTCGCGCCTACGCCATTAACCGAAATGCCGGGAATATCCGTGTCGCCGCCGAGCACGCTGTCGATGGTATCGAGGTTCGTATTTAGCTTCGTCCCCCAGGTGTCCTCGGATGCGCCGACTTCCGGCTTAGTCAAGCTGAGGTTGGTTGTTGTAGTATCTGCCATTTGTAAACTCCATTCAGCCCAGAAACGGCCTAAGTTGTTGTCACGATTATCTCACAAAGGGTCTGCATCACCAAAAACCCATGCTACGCCGCAGCTCCCCAGGATGTTGAGTCTGCCGCCGGGGCGTCGCCCCAAATGCTGCTATCTGTCCCAGGCGTGTAATCCGTCCAGGTATCGACCGCGACCGCCGGGGGTTCCCACTTTTCGATGCCGTTGGCCGTGACCGTCGAGGATCCCGACGCGGACACGCTGACCAGGCGAACTCTGGCTATCGTCGTAGACACGCTCGCAGCCGGTGAAGCCGTCGCGCTGAACAGGTAGATCGCCTCGGCGTTTGCCGTGACGCTCGCTGTCGGTTGCGGGTTGGCCGCAGCCACGCGCACGCGGGTCGCTGAGGCCGTGTTGCTCGCCGCCGGGCTGACAGACCCGTCAGCCTCTCTGACGCGCTCACAAGCCCCGGTAGAGCTTGCGGAAGCTGTCACAGTCGCGGATCCAGATTTTACCGCTACGCCAGAGGCCGATACACTCGCGGCGGGCGTTGCCGCTGCGTCAGCCTCTCGGACGCGCTCGGCGCCGGATGCACTCGTCAGGACGGTCGTGGCGGCAGACGCGGATCCTCTGACCCGGACGACCGCAGCCGCAGTTGTCGTTACGGAGACGACGACGCCGTCGCCTTCCTTGAACACGCCATCCACACCGAAAGCCTGGACGCCGAAATTTCCAGTGCCAAAGCCGGTGCGGTAGGTCGTGTCAGCCATTAGTCTAGCGTCACGTCAAAGTCGCCTGACGGGATCCGGAACACGTCGCCGGTGTCAATCGCCTTGCTAGTGCTCAACGCCGCGTAGGCAATCAGGTTGCCACCGGTGGACGCGTCAAACACGCCGACGTGCGAAACAGTGCCAAACGACGCGGTGGCCGTTGGGAACTCGATTGCAGCCGAGTTAGATGCAGTATCGCCGGAAACCGTGAACGTCGCTGATTGGCGCGCGTAGGCAGTGCCGGAGGTGCTTACCTCGGTGCCGCTCGCGTCATCCGCAGGGTTGGATGTAAACAGCGCCATGTACCACGCCGTCGGGCGTGTCGCGCTGTCTGCTGTAAATACCCAGGTTAAAACCCGTGTCTCAAAAGTGTTGGAAAAGCTCATGTGTACGCCCTTATTTTCATGCGACGGCCAGAGCCGCCAAACTTGCTTGCTTCGCTTTCGCGATTAATTGAGCCGACCGCCTGCTGGTATAAGCCCGCCCAAATTTGGATCCGCGCGTCATCCTTCAGATAAGGCGCCGAATGCATCAGTGACCCGTACAAATACGCGTCAGGGAAATATGTGAGTAGCCAGTTATTCGTGTTGCTCGCGCTCAACGCGTCGATCCGCTGGTAGTAGTACAGCTCAGTCTGGTAGGTGCCGTCCGGGGTAGGGTAAACCTCAATCTCACCCGCCGAAATCGCGTAGAACGACGGGGCGCCGGAGGTGTCCTGCGTGTCCTGGCGTCGCTTCAGCAGCTCGCCCTGGCTCAGCAGCTCCAGCGGACGGAAATTGCCGGTTGTCGTGTGGAACGTGATGACCTCTAAGAAATCCGCCGGGATGGCGCTGTACTTGCTGTCGATGGGTGCGATTGCGCGCCCCTCCATCCGCCAGTGACGCACGCTGCGGTTCAGATCCGCCTCGGCCATCGTAATGAAATCCGGGACCACTGCGGTGAGGTCGTCGCGGTTCAAGAAATCAGCGACCGATGCTTTCAGTTCGTCGTATGTCGATATGGCCATGCTACTGTCCTCGGCTCTCCAGGTATTTCACGACCTGGTCAAATAATACGTTTTGATTTGCCTTGGGCGGGCGAGGGGCCATGAAATCATCCATCGCGTTTATCCCGCGCGACGCAAAATCGTCGGCGCCACGCATGGCCTTCGGTAGGTTTCGCGCGCCCTTCATCAGGGTGCCAGCAAACGGCAGCATTGTCAGCGCCGCGTCAACGACACCCAGGCCAGCCAGCCCGGCATTTTTCGCCATGCCCATGTAATCACCCTCGCGATACGCGTCGGGGATGTCAGCCGCCGCCCGGTAGCTGTCCTCCAGGCCAATCATTGTGCCCACGCCGGGCGAGAAACTCGCGGTGTTTGCAGCCGCCACGGCGAGAGACGGATTTCCGGTGCGTTGCAGCGTTTGATAGAAAATTTCGTTCATTATGGCGTTGTCGGTGTTCGCCTGGTCCATCGCGGCCTGCAACACGTCGTCGCTGTATTTGTAGCCAGGCTCGACGATGCGGCCACGATTTCGACCACGGGCGTTGGGGGCAGGGGTGCGCGGCGTGTTCATCTCATACGCCTCGTTGCCCACGCCGACCGCGTTGGAGTAATCGTTACGCAATTTTTCGCTCTGCCGCTGGGTTTGGCTTTCTCTTAGCCCGGCAACCTTGGCGCGGATCCGTTCCTCTGGGGTCATCGCACGCTCTCCAAATATTTCATGATTTCCATTTCGCTCGGCATTTCGGACGCCTGCGCCTGGTTAGGCCCGCCGACGGCACCCAGGACGCCCGCAGTGCCCAGAGGCACGGAAAGCAGACCCTTGTTCATGATAAAGTCAAACAGCACCTGTTCGCGCGTTTTGCCGGTTTTCTTAGCCTGGATGTCAGCGCGGTCACGGATCGCACCCATGAACGTCGTCTGACTGGTGGGATCCACGCCGGTTTTACGCGCCGCGCCCATCCACAAAGCCGCCTGGGTTTGCGGTCCAGTCAAGCCCAGCTCCTGGCCCAGCTCAAACATGAAATCTTCCATTGCGCCGTATTCGTTGTCGTTTGGCTTTTGCGACCAGACAACCGGGTTGTCCTTGATCGCTTCCATTGGCACGACGCCATCCTTGACTGCCGCCTTTGGGTTAAACGACGGCTTGCCCATCTTGTTTGTCGAGAAATACTTTTTTGCTGCCGGGTAGGCGCTCAAAATTTCATCCGCAAAATCCTGGCCCACCTCAGTGCCCGCCACAGCCAGCCAGTCAGGATCCATCGACGCCATGCCGAAATACCGGGTGAAGTGCAGATCCGCCGCAATGTTTTTCTCGGATCCCTTCAAAGATTGCGTAAAACCTTTGGGTTTAGGGTTATCGACCATCGATGATTTTGTGCCAGCCACGCCAGGCTCGGCGCCCGCGTTCCACTCGCCCTGCACCTGACGCCCGGCGATCATCTCTTGCAGACCGGCGGTTTTGTGTCCGTAGCCTTTCTCGCGACCCTTAGCCAGGACGCGGCCATCCGCGAGCGTTTCTAGGTTTTGCAACTGCTCCATGTATTCCGGGTCGGTGTACATGCGATTGCGCACCGCAGACGCGTTGCCGATGTTTGGTGGCACCTTGGATCCGGGGGAGGTCGCGCCGACCAGGTCAAGAAACTCAGACCACTGCCGGGTGCCTTCCTCTTCGCCGTATCCAGCGATAAACCAGTCGCGCAGCTCCTCGGTGTTGTACCAATCCTCGCCAACCTCCAGGCCAGCCTCGATGCTGCTCAGCATGTCCTGGCGCATGGGGTTGTTTGGATCGCGCAGCGCAGTCAGTGATTTCTCCAGGCGAGGCGGCAACTTGCCAGGCTTGTAACGCATGAACGTAAAATCGGAGCGATTAGGCGCGACGCCGCGATACCGGGGGTCGCTGCCTGGAGCCTTGCCTAACATATTGATGAGGCCTTCCGCCCCTTCTTTTAAATATCCCATGCTATCTCTTCACACTCTTCTTACCGCTGCAGCCCCACGCCTTGCGTCGGACCCGTACCTTGGGGGTACGCTTTTGACTTACTGTGCGCGCGCAATACGCGTCGCCGCGCTTTGTGCCGGGGCGAGAGATCCGCTTGTGCGTTTTACCCTCGCTGTCCTTGTACGTCGTCCCGTCGGCGTATTTTTTACTGGCGGGAACCTTTTTGCGCTTCGTAGGCATTACTTTTTCTTTTTCTTGGCCGTCTTGGAGCTATCCTTGAACGCCTTAGCGGTCGGGGCGCCCTTCGAGCCTGGCTTGCGCATACGCTCCGGGGTTTTGCCCGCTTTTTTCTGACGCTCTATCCGACGACGCTTTGCGTGGATGTTGTCGTAGAGGCCTTTTTTCTTTTTTGGCTTACTTGCCATACTTTTTGCCGAGACATGTGCCCGCGCGCTTGCACGCAGCCGGTGTCGGGCATCCCTTGCAGGGTTTCATCGCCATTTACATTCCTCCTAATAATTTCAGGATCCCAGGCGCGACGGGGCGCACCGGGCGTGGCCCAGTCATTCCGCCGTTTTGCATGAGCTGATTAAACGCGGGCTTTAAAAAGTCGGGCATGCGGTTGCGATTTTCCATCATCCGCTGGGTTTGCTCCATGTCCATAACGGCGCCCGGTCCCGGACCCTCAAACGGCGTACGCGGACCCATGCGGCCCATAAACTCTTCGCCTGCGGTGATCGCTCCGGATCCCATTGCACCCGCGCCGCCCATGGCCGCGCCCTGCAACAACGCCATAACGTCAACGCCTTGGCTTTCCAGGCGCTGCACCAATGCCGCCAGTGTTTGCATGTCTGCCATAAAAACCTCCGCAATATTGCTTGCTCTCACAATATCACAGAGGCCTTAAACGCCCAAAATTACGCGATCAACAAATGACCCGAAAAATCAATGATTGAATTTTTGGATTAACTGTGGTATACTAACGTATGGAAAATAAACAGCAAATCCTGCTGGACGTTATCGAATACGCAGATGGGAGCGCTGAATTGGTCTACAACTACGACCACAACAGCGACGAAATCTTTATGCGTGAGGCAACGCCCAGCGATCAAAAATTTATAGACCGGCACAAGCGGTTGGCCGAAATGCCGGATGAGGAATTCGTTTACGGTCTATTCTAAGCGATGCCCTGCATCCCGCGCTTCAGCTCACCCCGCCAAGATTTAAACGAACCAGCCTGCGCAGTCGCCGCATCCGAGGCCATCGTCAAGCACAACGCGTCCGCCAGGTCAGGCGACCCCACGCCGCGCCTGCGCATCTCATCCTTGCTCTCCGCCTTCATCTTGCCGGAGCTGGTAAAGCTGTAGCGTATCGCGGTCAGCTCCGCCTGCAACTGGTCATCCTTCGGCAGCTTGCACGAGC